ATACCAGAAACTGGACTATAACTATAACCATTAACTATATCTAGTAACTAGATGAATATAACTATTGTGTGTGTAGTATTATTTTGTTTATGGTTAATAAATTATTGGAATGGGAAGATAGATTTTTTACTGCACCGTATAAATGGCTAGTAAGAAAAGGTATTGTTTTAGCTTTAGATACAAGTAAGAAGTTATATTTAAGTCTGGAGGACCTCTACGATAAAAAGTATCTTGGAAATTACAATGGAAATCCAAATTTTGTAGGCGATGATTAAATTCTTGCTTTTCCTTTGTTTTTGGTTTATAATGGTTGTTCCTTACTGACAGCATAAGACAACTTTGGTAAACAATGCCAAAGAGAAATTATCCTAGCTAACACAGAAGTAAGGTTTAAGGAATGAAGTCAATGTGGCATTTCACGCAAGTGAGCCTACACGCGAGTGCTGGTTACGATACTCATCGACTTTTTTCAAAAAAATTTTCATTTAAATTTGACAATCCATTTATTATATGATATCCTGTAATTACATTACTAACAGGAGGTATTTTTTATGTCAGATAATCCATATGATGATGATTTGACCCCTATACAAGCAAACATAGGTGATTTGCAAAATAACATTAGTTATGACTCAAAGATGAACGTCATACAACACGGTATCTTATGGGATGAATGGATTGAATGTGTTCAATGGCTTTCAACTAGATACACAAGAGGTGAAGACAGTCCTTCAGAATGGAGTCAAAGCCAGATAAGAGCTATGTTTACAGATTTACAATACTTTACTTATAAGGATATTCAATCAGCTCTTATTAAGTTACATAACGAAGGTAGAACTTTTGCACCTAACGCGTCTCAAATATTAGGAATGATTAACAAGCTTGGTTACAAGCAAGTTATGTCTTCAGCACAATACGAAAGAGAAGCTAAAGGTGTGTATTCAGAATGTAAAGCAGGTGGTGAACACAACTTTCAAGATGCAGGATGGGTGTATGATGAAGTTGGCAATCCAGTTTTCGAAGAGATGTGTATGAAAAGACCACATCCAGATTTGCCTGCTTGCCATCTCATTAGGGAAAAAACAGTTCTTAGTGATTACAACGAAAGAACGAAACCAGCACCTATGACAAGAGAGAAATTTATTTTTTGGGCTAAGAAATTAAACATTAAGAAATCTTTGTTGGATGAAATGCTTGAGTTAAAACCAAGACTCCAAGAAGATAAAGATGTTCCAAGTGAGGGCGAAATTGTGGAATCGCCTTCTAAAGAAATGGATGCAGATGATGTTTTTAACTAAGTTCAAGTCAGTGCGTTATATGTTGACTCGGGTATATCTTTTCAACCCTGTTAGTACGTATATAGTATATTCGATGGGAGCGAAACCCAGCACTGACACTTTTTTAAGGGTTAGATAATGACCCAAGAAGAAGTAGTTAAGTATATGAATAAAACTTATGATGCAATTAATTTAATTGAGTGTTCTGATGAGTTTTGTTCTTGTGACGCAGAAGATGACAACTATCTTGTTGAAATCAAAAACAGGGACGCGTCTTACAAAAATGTTTTAATAGAAGGGTTAAAGTTTCAAAAGAACATTAACAAGGCTATTGAAAACAATAAAGAGTTCATTTATTTGTCAGAGGTCGACAATATAATGCGAACTTGGAATATAAATAAATTGCTTGATGAAAATTATGACTTTGGTTGGGAGCATAGGCTGATGCCAGAGACAACAACATTTTCTAAAAAGCAAAAGATATGGAAGATAGTAGGTTATCTAAATCAATTAGATAGCAAAATAATATAGGAGAGTATATGTATAGAACAACAGCTATAAAAGCTATAAACGACAATGTAGTAGAGGGAAAGTTTTCTCTCTTACTTAGTGAAGTCAGTGTAAAAGATTTTTTGGAGTTTCTAAAAAAATATCCAAAGACAACTACTGAGTATCAATACCCAAATGAAAAAGTTAAGGTTGATACAGATATGGCTTCAGCACTTGTTGACTTTATGACTGAGGAAGTTGTACAAACAGATGATTTAACAAAATTCTTGTTGAATTCTAAAAAATGGGTTATGTCTTCACCTGAAGGAGTAGAGGTTTCTACAAGGGAAAGTGAATATGACGATTGTATTGATTTTACAATATCTTATCACGTTGAGGATGCTGCACCTTTTTAATAAATAAAGTTTGGAGCTACTCCTGATATGCAACTAGTTGAGGTTATAAATTACCTTATTATGAATTGAGTAGCTCCATTTTTTTTAACGACGTTTTGGGTAGCTATAATGGTGTAGTCGGAAGTTATCTAGCAATAGATAACTCTTTCGCCGATACCCTCCCATCGTCGACTCTCTTCGGAGAGTCGTATCTATTACTTGACAAAATATGACTTGTGTGGTATAATGGATTATAACTACAGAAAGGTAAATATGTACGAACAAGTGATGCAAACATTTGAATACGATATTGTGAAGAACACAAGAACCGATATCGCTCCTTACTATCACAGTCAAGAAGTTGTTGGTAGAGATAGTGTTGAATTAAATGTATTTGGATATGCTAACCCAAAAGAAGTATTTTGGAAATGGGCATCTAAAGCTCAAAGAGATTACACGAAAGATGTTAGAACTGATGCTAGAGATACTTATATCTTTAGAGAATGGTCTGTTGGATTGGAGGAAGAATAATGAACAAATATACTGTTCAAGGTGTTTGGGAGAAAACATATTTTGTTAGCTCACCAGATGATGCTATGAAACTAGCTAAAGAAGATATTAACAAAGTCAGTGATAAAAATATTAACTTTAGAGTTAAAGGCATTGATTTTCATAAAGAGGAAGAATGATAGATTTCAAGTATAGACAAAGTGTTAGGGCTAACTTTTCTATTACTGGAGAAATAGAATTATTTGTAAATGGGAATATTCCATCTGACTTTCTTTATGATGAAAAAGAAGAGAAGCAAAAAATGCTTGAGCTTATAGATAAAGAGCTTAAAGAAAATGGTGTTGAAGCTTTTCAAATTAATATTGCTGTAAAAAGTAAAATGATTGATTTAAAAGAACAGATGATGAATAATGACTACTAACAATAGTTATGAAAAAAATCTAGAACTACAGTTAAAAGTTGCTGTTGACTTACTAGATGAAAAAGGTAAATTAAAATTTCTTAATAACCTTAGAAGAATTAATCGAGAGATACAAAAAGGGGCGTAAGCCCCTTTCTGATTCGTTGACTGAAAAGAAATATCCGCTAGGATTTATCTCCTTATATTATAATGTTATGCTTATATTATGCCAAGAGACATATTAGAGCCTGTTCAAAAAGCAAAACCAAAAGTTTTTGATGTAAAATTTCCACCTCTACATCCAGCACAACAAGAAGTAAGAGATGATAAATCTCGTTGGAAAATCCTATGCGCAGGTAGAAGATTCGGTAAATCACGTCTTGGAGTTCAGTTATGTATAGAAAAAGCACTCGAAGGTGGTAGAGTGTGGTGGGTTGCTCCAACTTTTGCTATTGCTCGTATTGGATGGCGTGATGTTGTTGCAGCTGCATCTGTTTTTCCAAAAGAAAGTGGTGTAGACATAAAAGTTGGTGATATGACTGTTACTTTTCCGGGTGGTGGTCAGATAGCCGTTAAATCTGCTGATAATCCACAAAGACTTCGTGGTGAAGGTTTGAATTTTCTAGTTATGGATGAGGCTGCATTCGTAAGAGAAGAAACTTGGACAGAAGTACTTAGACCAACATTAACAGAAAACAAAGGTGGGGCGTTATTTATCAGCACACCTATTGGAATGGACAATTGGTTTTATCATTTATGGGAAAAAGCTATAGTTGCAGATGATTGGGCTAGATTTCAATATCCAACAACAGCTAATCCTATGATTGACCCTAAAGAAGTAGAATCAGCTAAAGAAGAGTTGGGTGAGTTAGTTTACGCACAAGAGTATTTAGCAGAATTTATTTCTGAAGGTGCTCAAATTTTTAAAAGTGATTGGTTTAATTATTATCAAAAAGGTGTTGGAACGGTAAGAGTTGGGGCAGATAAGTATGATATCAATAATGATTTAATGAAATTTGCAACTGTTGACTTAGCTGTATCCACTAGAGAATCTGCTGACTATACAGTTATGTCAATATTTGGACATCATATTGAAAGTGATAGATTATTTTTGCTAGATATGGTAAGAGAAAGACTAGAAGCACCAGATATTGTACCTACTATAAAGAAAAAAGTCACAGAACATAATTTAGAGTGGGTGGGTATAGAAAAAACTGGGTATCAGTTAGCTATTGTGCAGTTTGCAAGAAGAGAAGGTCTTAGAATTAAAGAACTAAGGGCTGACAAAGATAAGCGTTCACGGGCACTTCCTTTATCTGCTAAGATGGAAAGAGGATTAGTATACTTTCCAAAAGATGAAGATTGGATTGGGGATGTTGAGAGAGAGCTCTTAACTTTCCCAGTAGGTGCTCACGATGACATTGTGGACACTTTAGCTTATGCTTGTCTAACTAGTGCAAAAAAGAGAAAATGGGAAGCATTTTAAATGGCTGAACAAAAAAGTTTTTATAGAAGAGCAGTTGAATACCTTCAAGCTCCACCTCAAAGATTTGATGTAAAAAGAGGTTCGTTAGATAAATATGAACAAGTACAGGGAAGTACTTGGGGTTATAATACTCAATCTGGATATTTCCCACAAAAGTTAATCGACGAACTAGGAGATGGGTTAGGAAACTCTGCAGTAGTATCTTGTTTGAATGTATTAGCTACATCATTCGCAGAGCCACCACTAAAAGTTTATAGAAAGACTGACCAAGGAAAACAGTATGTTCCAAACCATCCTATGGAAATACTTATGTCAAGACCAAACAATTTTATATCTGGGTCTGTGTTATCACACTACTTAGTAACATCACTATCAGCTCACGGTGATGCTTTCTTAATGAAAATAAAAGACAACCAAGGAAGAGTTGTTCAGTTAGTTCCACTAATGCCTTCTTATGTAAAAGTAAGAGGTAATGAAAGAGAACTAATTACTCATTACGAATATTATGCAGTAAATAAAAAAATAGCACTTAATGAAGAGTATGTTGAAATACCAAGAGAAAACATAGTTCACATTAGACAAGGTATGGACCCAGATGACCATAGAAGAGGTTTCTCACCGTTACGCTCAGTTATGAGAGAGTTAGCGGGAGATGAAGCAGCAGGACAATTTGCAGTTGCTTTGTTACACAATATGGCTGTTCCCGGTGTTATCTTGAGTCCTAAAGATGACACTATGGGCGGTCCTTCAAGAGAAGAAGCAGAAGCAATAGCTCAAGCTTTTAAATCAAAATTTTCTGGAGCCAACAGGGGTGCGCCAATGATTATGACAGGTGCAATGGACGTAGATGTTGTTTCATTTACCCCAGAGCAAATGAATCTAAAAACATTAAGAAGACTTCCAGAAGAAAGAGTTTCTGCAGTCTTAGGTGTCCCAGCGATTCTTGCAGGTCTTGGAGCTGGTCTAGATGCGGCGACTTACAACAATACTAAAGAATTAAGAGAGTTCTTTACTGAACAAAAGATGATTCCTATGTGGTCAGCTGTTGCATCCGAGTTAACACATCAGTTGTTGTTAGATGATTTTGAAAGCAATGATTTTAACTTTACTGCAGAGTATGACTTAGACAATGTTAGAGCATTATCCTCAGATAGAAATGATTTAATTAAAACTATGAACTCTGGTGTTCAAGGTGGTTTTGTAACTATTGGAGAGGCAAGAAGAAATCTTGGTTTAGAAACAGATAATTCACACGATGTTTACTTAAGACCATTAAATATGGTTGCAGTAGGTGAAGGTGAAACAGGAATACTTCCTACAGAACAAGAAGAAGAAAAAGTTTTAGGAACTGGAACTACTAATAATTTTCCGCCAAAAGTTAGAAGAACCAGAAGAGTTGTTGGTAAGAGACCTAAGAAGAAAAAAACTATGATTGATACCACTATGGAATTTAAATCTTCTGAAATTAATATGGATAACGTTGAATTGAAAGAGACACCTATATCAGCTAAAGTTAAAAAAGTATTAGAAAATAAGGTTAAGAATCATAATGAATCAAATCCAAAGTATAGGACAAATTACAGAACTTTGGCAGCTGTATTCAGAAGAGGTGTTGGTGCCTATAGAACAAACCCAGCTTCAGTGCGAGGTAATGTTTCATCAGCAACCCAATGGGGAATAGCTAGAGTTAACGCCTTTATAAAAGGTTTGAAAGGCAAGTTCCCTAGAAAACCTTTCGACCAAGATTTATTACCATCAGGTCATCCTTTAAGTTCTAAAAAATCTTTTAAAGCATCAGTTCAGTCTGGTGATTATGTAAGTTGGTCAATACCTAAACCCCCGGGAAATCCTTCTATCGTTCACGGAATAGTAGAAAGAGTAGTTACTTCTGGAAGAGTTAGTGCAGGCAACGATAAAATCGAAGCATCTAAAGATAAACCAGTTGCAGTTGTAAGAGTTTATTCTTTCCAAGAAGGTAGTGACGAACATACAAGAACTGATAGAGTAGTTGCTTTGTACACTTCAAGACTTTCAAAATTAAAACCATTTAAATCAAAAGAAATTACAAACTTTCCTTCGAGTGGTGATAATCAAAAGATATCATTATCTAATTCAAAGTTCCCACAATTTCCGGATTTTGAATATGTAAAAAATTTAAAAGAGAATTACCCTAAAATTTGGCGTAGAGCCGGTACCGGTGGAAATCCACCAACTTCATTTACAGGAAATGATGCTTACCGTAACTGGGCTAAATATAAAGCAGGAGACCGAAGTCCTGCTGTTCTTTCTTGGGTAAAAAGAAGAGAACGATTTATGTCACGACATATTGGTGATAATAGACTTAACGGTGCTATTGCTGCTATGAAGTGGGGTGGAGTTCTTCGCATTGGAGTTTCTGAGATGAAGAAACTTGTTAATGAACAGAAAAAGAAAGAAGACGACAGAAAGAAGATGGCTACTGACCTTTTGGCTCATAAGGACGATTTGACAAGCTAAAATAGTAATGATAAGCGAAAGGTTAATTAGTAGCGATGAGCGAAAAGTTTAATAAATCTATAGAGTTCAAAACTATAGATGAAGAAAAAGGTCAAGTAGAAGCAGTATTTTCTGTATACAACACATTAGACACCGATGGCGATGTTGTCATCCCCGGTGCAATCAAATCTGGTTTTAAGGACAATCAAGTACCGATGGTCTTTGCCCACAAGTGGGACCAGCCAATTGGAAAAGGCGTTATAGAAACAGATGACGATAAAGCAACATTTAAAGGAAGTTTCTTTATGGGAACTGAGGCTGGTAAGGAGGCTTACAATCTTGCTAAAGAAATGGGGGACCTTCAAGAGTGGTCCTTCGGCTTCAGAATAAACGACTATGAAGTCGCTGAGTTCCAAAAAGATGGAGAATCAGTTGGAGATGTTCGTTACTTAAAAGATTTAGAAGTTTTTGAAGTTTCACCAGTTTTAGTTGGTGCTAACAGAGAAACTTATACCTTAGCTATCAAATCAGGTGAAGATGCAATTTACGAAAATAATCAAGTAGAAAAAGCTGCTAATGATGAGGATATATTTGACAACGAAGAAGATGCTATGAAAAGAGCAGAAGAACTTGGTTGTTCAGGTACACACACTCACGAAGTAGATGGCAAGGAAGTATATATGCCTTGCTCCACACATTCTGCTTATGAAGAGATAGTTTCAAATCAAGAAAAAGATTTAGGTGATGATGAAGAAGAATCAGGATGCAATTGTAATTGTCAAAAAGAAGATTCTTCTGAAGAATTACAAGAAAAGGTTTCTGAAACGGATTCTGGCTTGTCAGGAAAGCGTTTTTCAGAGGAGGTAAAAGATGTGCTTGCAGCGTTGGAAAACCTCATAGTGAGAGCTAAAGCTATTAATGTTTTACGCTCTAAAGATGGAAGGACATTATCGAAGAAAGCTAGTTCAGCACTTAGAGCTGTTCAAGAAGACTTAAATGATGCTTGGACTGAATTAGATGAAATATTAGATGAAGCTGATAATATGCCCGAAGCTGAAGTTGAAGCTGAAGTATCAGATGCAGTTGTAACAGAAGAAGTTTCTGAAGAAGTTGCAGAAGATATTGAAATAGAAGAAGCTGAAGTTGAGGTTGTAGAGGAAGTAGATTCTGAAGATTCTGAAGAAGTAGTTGAGCCTGAAGATGAAGTCGAAGAGGTCTTAGAAGATGTCGACGATGAAATCGATGAGCTCTTTCAAGAATCACAAAGTCTTATTGCAGATTCTATAATCGTTGAATTAGAAGAAGACGAATAGTATAAGTAAAATTATTTTGGAGATTATAAATGTCAAATTATAACGACGAACTTTCCAAGAAAAGAGCCGAGTTAAAAGAGGTTTTTGATTCTGCAGATGAGAATGGTAAATATTCCCACGAGCAAAAAGAAAAAATCAAAGGTCTTAATACAGAACTCGCAGAGTTAGTTGATAGCGCAAACATTGAAAAAGCTAAAGCTAGAAATGAAAAAGCTATGGAAACTGATGCACCTTACGCACCAGAAGCTCCAGAAGCTCCAGTTCAAACTATAGGTCAAGCTTTCATCAAGTCTGCTGCTTACCAAAACTATAGAGAAGACGGCGTAAAAGGCGTTGATGCTACAGTTAAATTCTCACCAATGGGCTACAAAGCTGATTTAGGTGCAGGAACAACTAACAACTTTCCACCGGAAGTTCTTAGACAACCGGGAATCTTAGAAAAAGCTTTAAGAGACCCAGATGCAGTGATTGGTCTTTTTGACCAAATCGAAACTGACCAAAATTCCTTTGCATATATGGAAGAAACAACGTTCACAAACTCTGCTGCTGAAGCTGCTGAAGCTGCAACAACAGGGGAGTCTACTTTAGACTTTACAGAGCAAACAGCTCCAATCAGAAAGATTGCAGTATTCTTGCCTGTAACTGAAGAACTTCTTGCTGATGTATCCGGAATTCAAGGTTATGTAAACTCAAGATTAGGAACAATGCTTAAATTGAGATTAGATTCTCAATTGCTATCAGGTGACGGAACTGCACCAAACATCGAAGGTATCTTAGATGCTGGTAAAACAAACGTCAACGCTATTGCATACGGTTCTTACTCAGGTGAACTAAAGCAATTAGGTGCTATTTATAAAGGTATTACCGATATTAGAACTAATGCTTTCGTAGAGCCAGATGCAATAATTATGCATCCAAATGACTGGTACTCAGTTGTAACATCAATCAACGAATTTGATGGAACATCTTCAGCAGGTTATGCTGCTAAGAGCCCATTATTCGTAGTTGGTGGTGGATTTGGTGATGCACCAGCTCCACGTATCTGGGGTCTTCCAGTTATTCCATCATCAGCTATCGCTGAGAACACTGTTCTTATCGGTAAGTTCGGTGGTGGTGAAGCTGCTCACGTTGTGATGCGACAAGGAATTGACCTTGCTGTATCTGACTCACATAGTGACTTCTTCCTTAAAGGAAAATTAGCTATTAGAGCAACAATGAGAGTCGGTCTTGCTGTTTACAGACAAGAAGCTTTCACAAAGATTACCGCTTTCTAAGAGGTATCTTAAGCATTATTTGGAGGGGTGGATTATTCTGCCCCTTCAAATTATTAAAAAAGGAAAAAAATGGAATATATTAAAGTTGAAAAAGATATCTGGAAATTATCAGATGGTTCATTATTCGAAGGAAATGTTAACGACGCTAAGGGAACTCCTTCAAACGTTGCTAAAGCAGGTAAAGAGTATTCAGTAGAGTATTTAGAGTCCCACGGCTGGAAAAAAGAAGCTCCTAAGAAAAAAGCTGTCAAAAAAGAAGCTCCAGAAACTAAAGCACAAAAACCAGCTGAAGACAAGTAGGTCATAGCCAATGGCACTAAGTACTGTTACAGAGGTTAAAAGTGTTATTGGCGTTGATATGTCTTCTACCGACGAAACGGCAATAACAAATGTTTTCATACCAGCAGCAGATGCTGCTATAAAAAACTATGTTGGATACGAATTAGAATATAATTCAGCAGTAGTTGATACATTCGACGGAAACAATCATGAAGAATTATTCACTACAGTTGCTCCTATAGTATCAATAACATCTCTCACAGAAGATGGTGATACATTAACAGAAGGAAACGAAGAGCACTTTGTTGTATATAAAAAACTAGGAGTTATTAAAAGAGTAGGATTCAAAGGTTTTTCTGATATAAAGTTGCGAAATATAGTTGTTACATATTCTGCAGGTTATTCAGATACAGAAGCCAGTGCAGAAGATATACCTTTAGATATCAAATTTATTAGCGCCAGAGCTGCTGGAAAGTTATTTATGGCTTCAGCTGCACTTGGTTCTCAACAAAGCACAGGTGAAGTTTCAACACATACATCTGATACATCATCAGATGCACAGTTTCAATTAGTAAAATCAGAATCTATTGGGGACTACAGTGCAACATACGAATCTGTTACTGATATGTTTGATAAAGAGATACTTACTAGAGAAGACAAGAGTACTTTAAGTAAATATAAACGACAATACTTCACATCTGCAAGTATTTTAGACTAAAATAAAACTATGTCAGATAAAGAATTTAACAAATCAATGCGTCAAGCACACTTACGTGGAATAGATGATGCAAAATTTAAAGAAGCTGTTTTGGACCAAATGAACTCTTTAAGATTACAAAAAGTGAATTTAGTTCAAGATATGGACGACATCTTGAATGATTATTTGTCGGTCTGCAAAAAGTACCCTGTAAAGTAATGGATACTTTTGCTCTTATAGCAGTAATTATCATAATTAATTATGTAGCTTGGTGGGCAATATCTAATGGCAAGATATGATTATAAGTGTTCTAAATGTGAACACATATTTGAAGTAACTCACTCAATACACGAAGACCCAGAGGTTAAATGTGAAAAATGTAAAGCACTATCTAATAGACAAATTAGCGGTAGGGTTAATTTATATGGAACTGTTGGCATTGATTGGAATACTGACCCTAGTAAAGTTTCTGACTCAATGAAAGAAAAAGCTAAAAAAGCATCAAAAAGAAAAGTTAGTTTTTAACTGAGTACAAAGAATACATAACAGTTAATTCTTCATCGGGCATAATATCTTTTAAAGTATACATATACCAACAATCACCAACTCTCATAAAATGGCAATTAGGATTATCTGAATGATTTACAAAGCCACCTAAAGGAGTTCTGATTCTATCATTTTCAAAATTAATATTTCTTACGTGAGATACACCTAGGTTTATATTTGATTCTATTACGGTTCTAGAAAATAAGCCCTGCCCCTCTATAC